AAGTTCTATTACTAAATCAACTACCAATGAAATAAAAGGAACGTTTAAAAACAATGAAAATAGTTTAGAACGTACTATTATTGGTAATACTTATCTTTGGATGGATTCACACGATGACGTACACGCTAAAGGGTGTTTCGCTAAATCTATTAAAGAGAGTAAAGGAATATTTCATTTACACGACCACGAATTTAAAATTACGTCTAAAGTAGGAGAACCTAAAAGCGTTTACGAAAATCAAATAGCGTGGAAAGATTTAGGAATAAATAAAAGTGGTACTACTGAGGCTTTATTTATGGACACTGAAATATTCAAAGATTATAATTCACAAATATACAACGAGTATAAATCTAATCGCATAAATCAGCATAGTGTAGGGATGCAATATGTAAAGATTGATTTAGCTGTTAATGATGAAAGTTATGATGTTGAATATAAAGTATGGCAAGATAATATAGATAGTTTAGGGAATAAAGAAAGAGCTACTGAAAATGGTTATTTTTGGTTAGTTCGTGAAGCTAAATTAATTGAAATTAGCGCCGTTTTAGCTGGTAGTAACGAATTAACACCTACATTAACAGAAGATAAACAAGAGCCGTTGATTGACACTCTTGAAAAAGAAGCCGCTGAAGCACTTCACAAGAATACCGAATTATTAAAAGATTTATTAAACAAAATTTAAACCAAGAAAATGGAAGAAATTATCAAAGAATTAGGCGTAAAAATTGACGCTATGAAAAATGAGTCAGTTACTAAGGCTGAACTTATTGAAACAATGTCTAAGATTAAAGACTTAGAAACTAAAGGAGAAGAAGTCGCTACTTTAAAAGCAGGAATTGAAGAAGTTGCGGCTAAGGTTTTAGAGTTAGAAACTAAAGGAGCTTCAAACAAAGAAACTGAGTCTTTAAAATCAATCTTAGAGTCTAAGAAAGAAGATTTAGCAAGAATGAAAGAGAAAAGCGGCGCATCTGTTCAATTCGTATTGAAAGCAGCAGGTACAATGGCTTTATCTACTAACACAACAGGACAAATTCCTCAAGCTGAAAGAGAAAGCGGAATTACTCGTATTGTTAGAAGAAACCCTTTTATCTTAGAATTAGTTAATGTTGGACAAATTATGTCTAATGTTTGGGAATGGGTTGAACAGAAAAATGCTGATGGCGGTTCTGCAATGACTGCTGAGGGTGCTGCTAAGTCTCAAGCTGATTTTGATTTAGTTGTTGCTTCTGCTAATGTTAAAAAAGTAACTGCTTATATTAAAGTTACTAAAGAGATGTTAGACGATGTTGAGTTAATGCGTTCTGAAATTGACCAAGAATTAACTGAATTAATTCAATTAAAAATTGATGACCAATTACTAAACGGAACAGGGGCAACTGTTAATTTAGTAGGTATTAATCAAAATGCTACTGCTTATGCTGCTGGTTCTTTCGCTTTAGCTATTCCAGAGCCTAATAACTTTGACGTTTTAAGAACTGCAATTAACCAAGTAAGAGTTAATTTGTTTGAGCCTACTTATATTGTAATGCATCCAACAGATGTAACAGCTATGGATTTAGCTAAGGCTTCTGATGGTCATTATGTATTGCCTCCATTTGCTTCAAATGATGGAACAATTGTAAGCGGTATTCGTGTAGTTGCTAATACAGGTGTTGCTGTTGATAACTTCTTAGTTGGAGATTTCACTAAAGCGGGTGTAAGATTTAAAGAAGGATTGACTATTAATGTTGGTTATGAGAATGACGATTTTACTAAAAACTTAGTAACTATTTTAGCTGAAGCTCGTTTAGTTCAAAGAGTAAAATCTAATCACTATGGAGCTTTCGTTAAAGGTGTTTTCTCAACTGCTATTACTGCATTGACTAAACCATAATTAAATGGAAGTTAAACTATTAAAGGACTGGGCAGGTTATAAAAAATCTGCCTTAGTTCAAATAGAAGATAAAGATGTGTTGAATAAAGGTTTTGAAATAGGACTTTTTGAAGATGCAAACAAAGTAAAAGAAAAGCCTAAAAAAGATAAATAATGAGTATTAGTAACATTGATAATTTCGTAAATGATTTATACATTCCTTTAGCAAAGGGAACTATTAGCGGTACGGCAACAACTGAAACACCTAATAGTAAATCTTATGTATTGGAGTTAATTAATGAAGTTGAGAAAGATGTGTTACTTAATGCTTTAGGTTTAGACTTATACAATGAACTAACGGTCGCATTAGTAGATTTAGCAAGTGCCGACCAAAAATGGAGAGATTTAGTAAATGGCGTTGAGTATGACGGCAAAGTTTGGGAGGGTTTAGACAATTCAAAGAGCCTTTTATTGTACGCTGTTTACACTCTTTTCATTATGAATAATTCAACTTTTCTAACAGCTACAGGAACAGCAAAACCAAATACAGAAAACAGCTCTAATGAGTCAAATGATGCTAAAGTTTCTTATGCTTGGCAAAAGTTTCTAACTAAGTATCAAAATGGGTGTTTAGCTGAGCCTTTAATTTATAGTGATAGCGGTGTAAATTTTATTGATTATTATGGGAATAATGACAATATACAAAGAAGTTTATACCAATATTTAAACGATAATTTAGACGTTTGGGATACTTGGATTCCTTCAAACTTCAAACTATATGAACAAATTAATAGTTTTGGAATATGATAGTTTTTGAAAATAGGTTAGCTGAATTATTTGACACTTTGCCTTTAATGAATGTTTATAGCAATGACTATAAAGTTTTTTTTAATTGGGGAACTCAAGACGTTTTAAACAAATATTTAGCGTTGCCAGATATTCAAAGTAGATACCCTTTAATTTGGTTAACCAATTCGGATGACACTTATAAAACAGGAACAAATTATGTAAGACGTGATAATGTTCGTTTAGTGTTAGCAATGCACTCTGATAAAAGCGACTATTTTAACCCAGAAGTATTCAATACTGATTATGAAGTAGTTTTAAATCCTTTGTTAGATAACGTCTTAAAAGCGTTAAAAAACAGTTCTATTAGTAGAATGGATTTAGAGTATAAAGTACAAAGACTACCTAATTATAGTGTTAATGATAATAACGGCTCTTTAGATGTTTGGAACGCAATAACATTAGATTGCTCAATTGAATTAACTGATAATTGTTTAAAACCTATTAAATATTAATTATATGGCAAAGAAGAAAAGAATAACTATAAAACTCGATAGTTATATTTTAAAAAAGCGTTTTAAAACAAATGATAAAATCTATGAAATAGGAGATACATTTGAACACAAAGACGCAAGAGTAATAAACTTTTTAAAACAACAAGAAATAATTTAAAAATATGGCATTAATAGACATAGTAAATAGTGTAATGTGCGGAGCAGGTGATGTACTTGGAACAGGTACAAAAAACTGCAAACAAGACATTAAAAGAGTAACAACAATTGCTTTAATCGAAAGAGGTTATACGTTCGCTGATGGCGACATTGATACTTTAGCAGGTGTAAGATTGTTACAACAAAAAGGAAAAGCAATAATCTTAAATGGTGTTGTTGAAATTGCTGATAATACAGCAGATGATAACATTATAACTCGTACAGGTTCTGGAGAGAAGATTGTTGCAGGTAAAAATCCTTATGAATATACAGTAACTTTTGATAATGGTTTAGCTTACCACAAGGCTTTAACTACTTTAAGTTCATATAGAGGCTATGATATCATTTTCTTTGACTCTAAAGGAGATGTATTTTTCACTCAAACTAAAGCAGGACTTTACAAAGGCTTTACTTTGGGAATGTTTGAAAATGGTAAGTATATGATGAGTAACGGTGCAGATGCAGCTTCTCAATCAGTATCTTTTTAAATGATTAATAGATTAGAGTTTGATGAGCGTGTTTCTTGGATTGTTTCAGACAATTTAGATTACAATGCTCAAGAGGATTTAGACGGATATAATGATGTTAATATTGTTTTAACTGCTCCATCTGATGCGTCTACTGTATTAGATATTGCTGTATCTACTTTATCAGATAATCATAAAGTATCTATTGATGGACTTGATATTTCAGACTTTGTTGTTACTGTAAATGGTTCAAGTGTTTCATTAGATGTATTAGATTCTAATGGTAATGGGGTATATGGTGTTAATTTAACAGCTCCATTATCTACTTCTGATGTTGTGACTATTTCTTTATTTGATAGTGCAATTAACTCTTATATTGTTGATGTTGATGGCATTTTATACAAATCAAACATCGCTACAACAGTTGTAGTTTAGTTTTTTTTTCATAATTAGTTTTTTAGGGCGGTGGTACTTCAAAAACGCCGCCCTTTTTTTTAACACTTCACAAAATGGCTACTACTATTTTCGATTATATGCAAAAGGTTAAAGGAGTTAGAGATAATATACCTAACGAAACCGAGAAAATAATAAAAGCTAAAGAGCAATTTATTTTAAACTTAAATAGACAAGCTCAATTAATGAAAGGTATTGACTCAAAAGGAGAAAAAATAGCTCCAGAATATAAGCCTTTTACAGTTCAAATTAAGCAATTAATAGGTCAGCCTTACGATAGAGTTACTTTATTTTATAGTGGTAAGTTTTACGCTAAATTCAAGATAGTGTACAATAAAGATATGAGTTTTGAAATTATATCTACTGAAGAAAAAACACTTAAATTAATGGATAAGTACGGAGATGACATTTTCGGACTTACTAAACAAAACCAAGAAATACTAAACGAAAAAATAATACTTCCTGAACTATGGAAATTCTTAAAAACTTATTTATAAAAAAACAAACTAAAAAAACTTCTTATTCTTATTTTTCGTGTGATGAAATTAGCCTTTACAATTGGACTAAATATTTAGAAACTCAAGATTTAAAATACTTTAATTCAGAATTAGAAGAAACTAAAGAGAACAAAGATGCAATGTATTCTGTTTTCGGAGAGTATTTAGAATTAACTGAAAATAGACAAATAATTTCACGTTTTAGCAAAATGCACAAAATAATGAAATTACAATCAAAATATAATACAGTTTCTTTATTATTAAAAGCTCTTTATAATTGGAAAACAGAAATAGGAATTGAGCAATTTAAAGAAATAATTGAACAATTAGCAAAGTGGAATTATAAAATAGATACTAAAAAAGATATTTTCAAACAAATTGAACAAATAAATAAAAGAATACAAGGAATAAAAACTCAAATACAACTATTAGAAGTTGATTTTAAAAAAGATGATGAAAAGGAAAAAATTAACATTGAAAGCGAAATTATAACCGTTTCAAGGATATTAGAGTTAAAATACAGAATTGATAAA